ACTATTCAAAGTCGTAGCGGTGAATTGGCAGACAACTTAACACAAAACAACGCTATTCTTCAGCGCCTACAACAGAAGGGTAATGTAAGACCCTTTAGTGGAGGCTCGGTCATACTCGAGGAGATTATGTATGAGGATTCGGCAACTAACAACGCTAACTCTTATAGCGGATATGAAGTATTAAACATTGCTCCAGATAGCCCTATCTCTGCTGCTCAGTTTAAAATTGCTCAGTACGCTGACGCAGTTACTATGTCTGGTCTTGAAATGTTGCAAAACAGCAGCAAAGAAGCAATCATTGACTTATTAGATGGTCGTATGCAAGTTTCCGAAGCTCGTTTGCTAAACCGCATTTCTGGTGACTTGTACGGTAACGGTACTGGTAACGGTGGTAAGAACCTTGACGGTCTAGGCGCTGCTGTTGCAGTTTCTCCTACAACTGGTACTTACGGTGGTATTAACCGTGCAGTTTGGACATTCTGGCAGAACCAAATCACTACTGGCGCTACTGCTAACACTATTTTGGCTAAAATGACTGAAGCTGCTATTAAGCAGATTCGTGGCACAGACAAAGCTGACTTAATTGTTGCTGGTAACACAATGTACCAATACTATGTAGGCGCATTGCAGTCTATTCAGCGTATTGCTGCTGAAGAGTCTGGCGCTGCTGGTTTCGCTTCCCTCAAATTCTACGGTGGTGGTACTTCTGCCGATGTAGTATTGGGTGGTGGTTATGGCTCACAAGAGACAGCTACTTATATGTATATGCTTAACACCAATTACATTTTCTTACGCCCACACAAAGAGCGTAACTTTGTACCTATCGGTGGCGAGCGTCAGTCAATTAACCAAGACGCAATCGTGAAGTTATACGGTTGGGCTGGTAACTTGACTACATCTAACAGCTTCCTACAAGGCTTGTTGACAACCTAATAGTCGGGGGAAACCCCTTCTATTTAACAGTCTATTTAACTATTTAAGGAAATAAATCATGGCATATACAACACTACCCATCGCTGGCATTGACTTGTCCAGCACTCAAACAGCAGCAGAAGTTGCACTTTATGGTGAGCCAGTAAGTTTTGGCCCACTTGGTACACAAACTTTCGCTTCTGACGGCTTGCGTTATGTTTGGGCAGTAGCAGCAGCTACTATTGCTCCAAGCACTACTGTTTGCAACATCAACACAACAGCATTTACTGTTGCCGCTACTGGTGGAGCTTATATCTCCCCAGCAGTTTCAATGGTTTCTGGTGATTATGGTTGGTTCGGTAAGGCTTCAGTCTAAAAATTGAAGATGTAGTAAAAACGGGGACTCTCTCACAAGGGGAGTCCCTTTTTCTTTTTATAAACCCCAAACCACTTTGGAGAATTAAAAAATGGCAATAGAGAGCGATATTCAAGGCGCAGATTCACGATTAGCAGTCCAATTCTATAAAAAAAGTATGAAGCAAGAAGACGCTTCAAACGAGGCAGGTAGACCAATTTTTAAAGAATTCGATTTTGTACGCATTATGATTCCTGGCGATAATTTGACAGAAATTGACACTTACGCACAAGAGTCCCATAAACAGCGTTTTCCTCGTCAATGGGCGCATTACCAAAACCAAGTAGCAGGACATGAAGATATTGTTGGCACACCTTTAGACCAATGGCCTCAAGTTACCCGTAGCCAAGCTGAAGAATTGCGTGGGCTTAAATTCTACACAGTAGAGTCTATTGCTGACTGCTCTGACCAACAACTTCAAAGAATTGGCATGGTAGCTGGTATGTCACCCCATAATTTCCGCTTAAAAGCCAAGGCTTTCTTGAATTTAGCTAACGATTCTGCTGAAGTAGCACAAAGAGAGTCTGAATTGCAAGCACTTCGTGAAGAAAATGCTAAAATTAAGGCTGAAACAGAGGCGAAGCTGGCTGCTATGCAAGAGCAAGTGTCAGCGCTACTTGCGACTGTTGCGAAACCAAAAACACGCAAACCGAAAGTAGTAGAGGCCTAATATGTCAAACAGCATGGGAGATGTACCAAAACAAAGCATTTCTCATGCTTTTTATACTTACGCACATATAAATCCAACAACCAATAAAATTTTTTATATTGGCAAAGGAAAAGCAAATAGAGCAACTCAAATTGGCAAAAGAAATCAACATTGGCAAAATATTGTTAATAAATATGGTTTTAAGGCTGAAATATTAGCTTATTGGAATTGTGAAAAAGCAGCTTTAGACCATGAAGAATTGCTTATTTCTTGTTTTAAAGATATGGGTTACAAATTAGCAAATAAAGCTACTGGTGGGCAAATAAATTCAGGATGGAAACATTCTGAAGAATATAAAAAGTTTATGCAAGGCGTAAACAAAGGAAAAATTGTAAGCGATAAAACAAAAGAAAAATTACGTATTTCAGCCTTAAACAGACCAAAACGAGTGCTTTCTGAAGAGCATAAAGAAAAAAATAGAATAGCATTAACTGGTAGAAAATTTAGTGCAGAATCGCTTAAAAAAATGAGTGATTCCAAAAAATTAAGAGATGCAAAAGAACGGGCTAAAAAGGAACAATTATGAGCCAAACTATGTTAACTATGGTTCAGCAAGTTTGCGCTGAATTAAACCTTGCAGTTCCAAGTTTTGTTATTGGAAATACATCTCAAGATGTAAATCAAGTTTTAGCCCTGATGAATGGCTCAGGTTATGACTTGCTAAAAGAATATGATTGGCAAGCACTCCAGGTGCAGTATCGTTTCTACACACAATCTTTAACCGCCAATGCCACAACTGTTAATGGGTCTGCTTCCATTACTTTTGAGGCAGGCACAGATTTAAGCAATGTTACAAGCCAATGGCAGTTATCAGGTTATAACATTCCGCAAGACACTTATGTTGTAAGTGCAAATAACACTACAAAAGTAGTAGTAATGAGCCAGTACGCTACAGGCTCTGGCTTAGAGTCAGTAGTTTGCGCTCAGACGGCTTATGACTTACCTGCTGACTTTGAAACTATTACCAATAGAACTCAATGGGACAAGTCCAAACATTGGGAAATGTTGGGTGCTGAAGATGCACAGCAATGGCAATGGTTAAAGTCTGGTTATATCTCTACAGGCCCTAGAGTACGCTGGAGAATACTAGACAACCAATTCCAAATATGGCCTATTATGAATACCCAAGAGTATTTAGGCTGGGAATATAGGTCAAAAGGTTGGGTAAGAGGCGCAGACGGCTCAATTAAAAATAGTTTTACTGCTGACTCAGACACTACTGTTTTAGATGACAGAATTATTGTTTTAAGCACAAAAATGAAGTATTGGGGCATTAAAGGCTTTGACACTACAGTTGTTTCTCAAGATTATCAGCGTTATTTGACTATTGCTAAAGCTAACGACAAAGGTGCGCCTAATTTGTCATTTGCGCCACAAGCAAGTAGAGTGCTTATTGGTTACGCTAACATTCCTGACACGGGGTACGGCTCATAATGTTATTACAAAGAGCCAAACAAAACACAGCTAAAACGGCTTCTGTACCAGCACCTATTGGTGGTTGGAACGCTAGAGACTCACTTGCAAACATGAGTCCTACTGACGCAGTACAGCTAGTTAATTGGTATCCTACGCCTACTGATGTCACTATGCGTAAGGGTTATACAGTTTCGTCTATATTAACTACTTCTGCTGGCGTACAAACAATTAGCAGTATTACTTTTGTAGGCTCAATAGCTACTTTAACAACAGCTTTAGCGCATGGCTTAACAACAGGCGCTTATGTGTCAATTAGTGGCACAACACCTGCTGCATATAGCGGTGTATTTAAAATTACAGTCACTAGCCCCACAACCTTTACTTATTTATTAGTTAGTACAGTTTCTGGTAATGCCACAGTAGTAGGTACATACCTAAATCAAGCTACAACCCCTATTAACACTTTAATGAATTACACCGAAGTGGGTACATATAAGCTATTTGGGGCTGCTGGTGCAAACATTTGGGAAACTAAAGCTAACCCTGCTACTGTTGCGTTTACTGGTATTTCTAGCGATAAATTTCAATCAGTCAATCTTACCAATACCGCAGGTAAGTTTTTAGTAGCTTGTAATGGTGTAGACCCTGTAACAATTTATGACGGTACACGCTGGTTTTATGTAGCTACAACTACAACTGCTCAAACAATTAGCACTATTACTAGAGGTGGCGCAGGTAATTTAACTGCTACTCTTACAACTGCTGCACCGCATGGTTTAGTTACTAATAATCGTGTCACAATTTCTGGTGCTACTGAGTCTAATTACAATGGTACTTATGTCATTACAGTAACTGGAGCAAGTAGCTTTACTTACACAATGGCTACTGCCCCAGCCGCAAATGCAACAGTAGTAGGAACTTACACAACAATAGGCATTACTGGCGTAAACAGTAACAAATTTGTTAATGTCAATTTGTTTAAAAACCGCTTATATTTCACAGAAAAAGACAGTTTAACTTGCTGGTATTTAGACCCTGACGCTATTGGTGGCGTTGCCTCACCCCTTTATTTTGGCGGAATAGCTCGTAATTCAGGTTATTTGCAAGCAATGGGTACTTGGACACTAGACGCAGGTCAAGGTGCTGATGACTACGCAGTATTTGTCACCTCTATGGGTGAAATTATTGTTTATAACGGTACTGACCCTGACAATACTGACACTTGGGCATTAAAAGGTGTATGGCAACTAGGCCAAACATTTAGCCGTAGGTGCTTTTTTAAGTTTGCAGGGGATTTATTATTATTAACGCAAGACGGATTAGTGCCTTTAGCTTCAGCACTTCAATCTAGTCGATTAGACCCTAGAATTAACCTTACAGATAAAATTTATTTTGCAGTTTCGCAAGCTGCAACGCTTTATTTTGCACAATTTGGCTGGCAAATTAACTATTTTGCAAGCGAAAATATGTTGATATTAAATATTCCTATTCCTAATGGCATAGAGCAATATGTAATGCACACAATTACTAAGTCATGGGCTAGATTTACAGGTATTCAAGGTTATTGCTGGGAAGTAGCTGGCGATGCCAATATGTACTTTGGTAGCAATGGTTTTGTAGGTAATTTTTACAATAACTTGTCTGATGACAATTCAAATATTTCTGCAACCGCACAACAAGCATACAGCTATTTTGACTCACCAGGGCAGTTAAAACGATTTACTATGGTAAGACCAATCCTACAGTCAACAGGTGGCGTACCAAGCGTTTTATGCGGTATTAGCGTGGATTTTGACACGCAATCTCAACTAGGCGCAGTTTCATTTAACCCTTTAACGCAGTCTGAAGGTGTTTGGGACACAGCTAGGTGGGATGCAAACCTATGGTCTGGTG